GACAACCTGGGGGACTTATGACCGCACAACCGAGACTGCGCAGCGTGACGCAGATCATGGCCAAGGCCAGCAACCTGCCTGCCGAGGTACAAGCCCCGGCCAAGCAGCTGGACCCAGGCACTACCGAGGTCGTCAACGCCCTGTTCAAGGAGCTGCAAGCCATCTTCCCGGCATGGAAGCAGGCCTGGCCGGACGATGACGCGCTGAAGGCTGCCAAACGCAGCTGGATCAAGTCCTTCGTCGCCGCCGGCATCAACACCCTGGAGCAGATCCGCTTCGGCATCCAGAAATGCCGGGTGCTGGGTACCGACTTCGCCCCGAGCAGCGGCAAGTTTATCAAGTTGTGCCAGCCGACCCCGGAAGAGA